AGAGAGGTGCTGGGTGAAATAAAGGGTCTTCAGCGTGTAGTACGTTTACTGGAGGATTTACCTGATGAGTGATTTACGGATGCCCACCCCAATGGGCTATAAGCTATTGATTGCAATACCAAAGTTGGACGAGACCTACGAAAACAGTCAGATTGTTCGTCCCGATCATTTACTAAAGAAGGAAGAGACCGCCACCGTTGTTGGTCTGGTGGTGAAGATGGGTTCTCTTGCTTACAAAGATCAAGATAAGTTTCCCGATGGGCCTTGGTGCAAGGAGGGGGATTTTGTCCTGATGAGGGCGTATTCCGGAACCCGGTTCAAGATTGTCTCCAACGAGGGCAATGAGGAATTTCGCCTGATTAATGACGACATGGTTGAAGCAGTCGTTGAAGACCCCCGTGGAATCACACGCATTTAAGGAGCGGCTATGAAAGACGAAGAAAAGGTTGAATTTGAGGTCGAGGACGAAAACGTCCAAGAAGTTCAGAACGAAACAAAAGAGGATGATGTTGAGGTCTATGACGACACCCCCGAAGAAGATCAAGGTAAGGAACATCTTGGGGACGTAGAGATTCCCGAGGACGAGATCTCCCAGTACAGTAAGAACGTCCAACATCGTCTAAAGCAGTTATCAAGAAATGTACACGACGAACGGCGGGAAAAAGAACGCCTTGCCCGTGAGCATCAGGAAGCCCTTAAATATGCTAAAGCCGTGGCGGAGCAAAACCGCCAACTCCAGCAAAGACTGTCCCAAGGCGAATCAGTTCTTATTGAAAGCCATAAGGACAGGGTTAACGCCCGCCTCTCGCAAGCCGAACGAGACTATAAGGATGCGTATGAGGCTGGGGATTCCGACAAGATGTTGGATGCACAGAAGAGGCTCGCTTCGTATTCTGCTGAACAAAGGGAGGTAGAAAATTATCGCCCTGTGTATCAAACCCCTTTACAACAGCCACAAAGTGATGTACAAATGCCACAAATCGTCCCCGATGAGAGAACTCGTCGATGGGTCGCCCAAAATGAGTGGTTTGAAAAAGACCGAGAAATGCGTAGTTTTGCACTCGGTGTACACGACGATCTCGTCGCCAGAGGCATAACGCCAAGCTCCCAAGAGTACTTTGAACGCATTGAAAAGAGAGTGCGAGAAGTATTTCCGGGCAAATTCGGGGCCAAAAAACCCGCCAATGTGGTTGCTCCCGCATCCAGATCAACAGGATCTAACAAGATCACGTTGAACAAGACCCAAGTTTCGATAGCGAAAAGGCTTGGGGTTCCCTTAAAAGAGTATGCGAGATATGCAATGAAGGAGCAATCAGATGTCTAACCGTACACCTCGTGAATTAGAAACACGCCAAAACACAACCAAACGATGGACACCCCCATCGCTTCTCCCCGATCCTTTTAAGGAAGCGGACTATGCCTACCGTTGGATTCGGACCAGTACGCTGGGTCAATCCGATGAGAGGAATGTCTCCTCCAAGAGGACGCAAGGTTGGGAGCCGGTTAAGTTGGAAGACCACCCGGAACTTCAAACCTACGGGAAACTTGTAGGAAATGTAGAAATTGGTGGGTTGATGCTTTGCAAAGCACCGCAAGAAATGGTTGATCAGCGTAATGCTTATTACGACAAGATGACCCATGATCAGGCGGCGGCGGTAGACGCAACCCTTATGAGAGAAAATGATCCTCGGATGCCGATGTTTAGTGAGCGCAAATCGACCACGACACGAGGCACGAGAGGTTAACTAGGAGTTAAAAATGGCTTCAGTCGCTTCCCCCTTTGGGCTTCGACCGATCAACCTGATCGGTGGTCAAGCCTTTAATGGCGGCGTTATCCGGGAGTACAAAGTTGCTTCCAATAACTCTGCCGCTATCTTTAATGGTGATCTGGTGGTTCTGAGTTCGGCGGGTCTTCCCTCCGCAGTCAGTGCCACTCCGGTTGCTATTAATATCCCCACAACCTCTTCCAATGCCACCGCTGGCATTGTTGGTGTGTGCGTAGGCTGTCGTTACATTGATTCCACTGGAATCACTCAGTACCGTCAGTATCTGCCCGCCAACATCATTACCGCTGGCGCAACCGATGTCTTTGTTCGTGTGATGGACGATCCCGATGCACTGCTCCAGATTCAAGGCACAGCCGCTCTCGGTACGTTTAACAGCGGAACGGATGGATCGGGCTGGCCCGGTGCAATCGGTAAAAACGCTCAACTTGGGTTTGCAACTGCTGGTAGCACCTTTACCGGCAACTCTGGCGTTAACCTGATTGTTGGCACAAACGGCGCTGGCCTTGTAGCAACCGCAACATACGCAGTTCGTATCGTTGATGTTGTGGACGGCACTCAGACGGATGCATTCCCCGAGTTTATTGTTAAGCTCAATGTGGGCGTTCATTCTTACACTAACTCGCTCGGCGTATAAGGAGTAAGTAAAAATGGCTATTTCACGTTCCCAACTACTAAAGGAACTCCTGCCCGGGCTAAATGCTTTGTTTGGTATGGAGTATGACCGTTACCCCGAAGAGCATAAAGCGATCTTCGAGACGGAGACTTCTGAGCGTTCATTTGAAGAGGAGACGAAACTCTCCGGCTTCGGCACTGCACCTGTCAAGGGTGAGGGTGCGGCAATCGCCTATGACAACGCTCAAGAGGCATGGACCGCTCGCTACAACCACGAGACAATCGCTCTTGGTTTTTCGATCACCGAAGAGGCCATCGAGGACAACCTCTATGACTCTCTCTCGGCTCGTTATACCAAAGCCCTTGCTCGTTCAATGGCGAACACCAAGCAGGTTAAGGCCGCTAACATCCTGAACAACGGATTTAGCGCCTCTTTCCCCGGCGGCGACGGCAAAGCTCTCTTTGCTACCGACCACCCCTTGGTGTCTGGCGGCGCAAACTCCAACGAACCCACCACCCCTGCGGACCTGAATGAGGTCTCCCTTGAGGCCGCTATCATTCAAATCGCCGCTTGGACGGACGAGCGTGGCCTTCTGATTGCGGCTAAACCCCGCAAGCTGATTGTTCCTCCCGCTCTCATGTTCGTTGCAACCCGTCTCCTTGAGACTGAACTCCGCACGGCTACGGCGGATAACGATACCAACGCCATTCGTTCGGTGGGCGCTATCCCCGAGGGTTACACTGTTAACCACTACCTGACCGACACGGACGCTTGGTTCCTCAAGACGGACGTTCCTAACGGCCTGAAGCACTTCGTTCGTAGCGCAATGGCTACGTCGATGGACGGCGACTTTGATACCGGCAACGTCCGATACAAAGCCCGTGAGCGTTATTCCTTCGGATTCTCCGATCCGCTTGGAATGTTCGGGTCACCCGGAGCCAACTAATCATTGGCAAAAAAGGGGGGTCGAAAGACTCCCCTTTTTGTTTTAAGTCGTTTAAACTATCAATACTAGGATTAAACTCCGTACAGACTGGCCTAGCAGACATAGTAGGGACTGTGCGGGAATGTGCTACTACACGAAAGGATTATCATGGCTACGACCACGTTCAATGGCCCAGTCGTTTCCCAAAACGGGTTCAACACGACTGTTACTGACACTTCCACAGGCTCTGCCACATTTAATGTAAGCACCACCGAGGTCACAATGACCGGCGCTGGCGGTGTTGGCGGACGCACCCTCTTTCAATTGAATGCCGATGCGGCACTCGGTTCTTTCACAAACGCCCTGAAGGCCATCACGGTCTACGGTACATCGGGTGCGACTTCAGGTTTGGGTTCGGCTTTTGTTGCTGAGATGACCCTGTCTGCCGGGACTTCTGCCGGTACTTATGCTCCCTTGGAGATCGAGCTTAACGCTCCTACTGGCGCTTCAACCGGCACAAGAACGTCCTTTATTTACGCTTCAACCCAAGGTGCTGGAGTTGCTACTATTGATGACAATGCCGTGTTCTTCAACCTTCAAGGAGTAACAGCCGGTGCAGGCCACTTGTTGGTTGCGGGTGCTACGCTTGGTACAGCTTACGGTGGTCTCCGTGTTCGTGTTGGCAATGCTAACTACTGGGTTCCCCTGTACGCTGCTGAGCCAACCTAATGGCGGCATTAGATAGAGAGTACCTGTTGAGCCTTAAAGCCCAAGCGACAGAACAACGTCAGAAGTATTTGGACATGGTTCAACAGGCTAACGGCGCAATAGCAATGGTGGATGTCTTATTGACCGAATTAGACAGAACGGAGAACTCAGATGGCAACGATGCAGTATGATGTCTGGTCGGTTCAAATCGATTCAGACGCTGATTTTTATGTGGTGGAAAACACCTACTCAGGGACCGCCCCGATTGCTTTACCCATTTCTAACAACCTTCCCGGACGAAACGGCTACGGTTATAAGGTATCTATTACCTCGGTGGACGATGAAACAGGGGTAGGGTTTACCATTACAGGCACGAAGGTGGGCGACATTGGTGGCTCAACGGTCACTGAAACGGTTGCTGGTTTAAACAACAATACCGCTTACTCCACGATCTACTTCTCTTCCGTCGATTCAATTGCGATTAACGCCAACACAACCGCCAACGTAACCATTGGTTATGGCGGAGATCTGGCGCTCCCCCGGTGTCGGGTTAAGGGTTTGTACTATGTCGCCGGAGCTAATGCTGGTGAGATTGCAATCACTCCCAACAGTTCGTCCATTCCTATTCTGGCAATGGCAACTCCCGCCAATGCAACCGTAGTCTCTAGCCTGTACATGGCGGCAGAAGGCATTCTGACCACCAACAGTTCTTATAAAGACTATGCGGTGGTAACCAACACTAATGTAACTTCCGTTACGCTAATTTGTGGCTAATCATGAAACGAATCTCCAAAAAAGCGATGCCTTGCAACAAACCGAAGGCAACGCCAGACCATCCAAAAAAGTCGCACATCGTAAAGGCTTGCGAGGGCGGAAAAGAGAAGGTGATTCGCTTTGGTCAGCAGGGCAAGAAGGTTGGGGAGGTCTCCGGGACGGCAGGGAAACCGAAGGCGGGGGAGTCGGATCGTATGAAGGCCAAAAGGAAAAGTTTTAAGGCCCGTCATTCCAAGAATATTGCCAAGGGCAAGATGTCTGCGGCGTACTGGGCAGATAAGGTGAAGTGGTAATCATGGAAATGATGCTCTGGAATGCCTTTCTAACAGCGGTGGTGGCAATTATGGGAATGTTCATTAAAGGCAAGTTCGATGAACTCCAGCGGATCAGTATCTTACTGAACCGGACAAGGGAGGAAGTCGCCCGAGACCACATTACCCGAGCCGAGGTTCGGCAAGATCTGGAAAAGATACGAGAGCATTTCGATAACGGGTTTAAACGCCTAGAAGATAAGATTGATTCTCTGGCGGAAAGGAGAATGTAATGTTCGTAGAAATTCTTGAAGAGGCCGCTCGTAAAGGCCTTGAGCAAAAGAAGATGAAGAAGGGCGGCAAGGTTAAAAAGAAGCCGACCAAGAAAGCTCACCGTGGCGATGGTATAGCTCAGAAAGGCTTTACCAAAGGGCGGATGATTTAATGTATCTAACAAGCAACATTCCTTATTTCAAATGTTGGGTTAGAAAAGAGTTCACCAATGGACATCAGAATTATCACGGAGAGTACATCCACGGCCTTGCCGTTGCGGTCACCACAATCCCTGACCGATGTCTCTCCTTTCAGATTGTCTTCACAGGTTGCGAAGCTGATGATGGCAGTCAGGAGAATGTTCATGGTGGGGCCATGTGGGCAAGAATGCCTATTACCGCTCTTGTGGGTGACATCTCGCTGGAGCAATGGCCTGAGCGTATGCCAACGCATCTGGCACAGCCTTGGGACTGTAGTTCGTACAACCACGGAATTGTGCGGTTTGAAAGAACACAACCTTCGCCGTGGCTATGCAAGATTGGCGGAGAGTTTTACACAGGGCGTTACCTTTTTACGGTTGACTATGCAGAGAGCGATGTCTCAGAAGACCCCTCCCAGCATAAGCAAAGCCATGTATTGATATTGACGGACGCAGGACAGTGGACAGGCAATATCGTTGCTTTACCGAACAACCGGGTACGGGCCACAAGCCCCGCCTATTGGGTAACCGGTGAGGGAGCGCCTGATTTTAGACCAAGCCAATGGATTCATTGTGCAGAGCAGGATGACAGCTACATGGACCCCGAGGCAACCTTTAACAACTTGTACAAGGAGTAGCTAAGATGATGCACGACAAAAAAGCAAAGCCCACCAAGAAGATGATGGCTGGTGGCATGATGAAAAAAGGCTATGCCGCCGGTGGCGCTATGCCCATGAAAGATGGCAAGCCAGCCTTTGTTGGTGACGGCAAGGGCAAGATGGCGGCTGGTGGTATGGCTAAGAAGGGCTATCAAGCTGGTGGCGTTATGGATGAAGAAGAAATGATGGGCCGTATGGGTCGTGGTATGGCGAAGGCCACCATGCAGAAGAAGGCCATGCAAGCCGGTGGTATTGCTAAAGCCATTAAGAAGCATGAGGCATCTTCCCCCGTTCACAAGGCTGGTCTTAAGGCCGGTGGTGCGACCAAGAAGATGATGGCTGGCGGCGGCATGACCAAGAAGATGCAATCCGGCGGTGGGGTTACCCGTGCTGACGGAATCGTCAAGAAGGGTCACACCAAAGGGAAGATGATCTAATGATGCCCAGTCGGGGGATGGGTGCGGTGCGCCCATCTAAGATCTCCAAACTGAAGGAGGGCGGAAATGTTTCTCGGGTCAACGAGGCTGGAAACTATACAAAACCTTCACTCAGGAAGCGCCTATTTAACCAAATTAAAGCGGGTGGTAAAGGTGGTGCGCCCGGACAATGGTCTGCGAGAAAAGCCCAAATGCTTGCCCAGCAATACAAACAGAAAGGTGGTGGTTACCGTGACTAACAAATTCAATCTTGATGATTTTCGTATTACCCCCGAGATGGCTCAGAAGTTGTTACAGCCCGTTGCCAAACATAGTAAAACCTGTTTGGTCTTTGATGGCGGATATTGCTCCTGTGGACTTGAAGAAGTTCTAGAAGAGGAAGCAATGGAAGAGTTGGTCTAGGACTGATTAATGATCCGCACAGTCAAAAAAACGGTTAATAAACAAAGCCATATCGTTTACAATCCTAGTACCGATGGCAATGTATTTAACTGGATTTTGTTGAAGGCGGAAACGGTTCGACAGTTAAGAAGGATACAGAGGAATGTCGCTGAAAAAGCCGCAAAAGAGTCTGAAGGATTGGGGTACTCAGGAGTGGGGGACTAAGAGTGGAAAACCTTCTACTCAGGGGCCAAAGGCCACTGGTGAGCGTTACCTACCAAAGTCCGCCATCAAGTCTCTTTCCCCAGCAGAGTATGCGGCTACTACAAAAGCCAAGCGGAAGGGTAAGTCTCAGGGTAAGCAGTTCGTCGCCCAACCTAAGCGAATTGCACAGAAAACAGCGAGGCATAGATGATTGACTTCATTCAAAAGCAGATCGATGCCTCTGAGCGTTTGTTTCATATGATGGCTGAAGACCACAAAGGCCGGATGATGGACATTCAGATTTGGGGGCAAATGAACGAGAGCTACCTAAAAAAGCTGGAAGAAAGAGACGCAGAAATTGCGGCGTTAAAGCAACGAATCTCCGTATTGGAGTCATTAAGTGTGGATCGCTAACTTTGTCTTCTGTGTGCTATATCAAGGGTGTGAGGCTGTCACCTTTAACGACCAGCGTTCCTTTGCCACAGAGGCGGAGTGTGTAACGTACACCGAAGAGAAAAGTGATTATGTTATTGAAAAACTTGAAGAAAACATGGTCATTGGAAAGATTTACTACGGATGCGAATTTAAAGGAACCGGGATAAAAGCATGACCACCAGCGGAACGACAGCGTTTACACCCGATTTAAACGAGGTGATCGAAGAGGCTTTTGAGCGTTGTGGCTCCGAGGCCCGGACAGGCTATCATTTCCGCACCGCAAGGCGGTCTCTTAATCTGTTAACCATTGAGTGGGCTAACCGAGGCATTAACCTCTGGACCATTGAAGAGGGTTCTATCCCGATGGTAACCGGACAGGGTGAATACGATCTTCCGGTGGACACCATCGATCTGGTCGAGCATATGATCCGAACCGGGACAGGCCAGAACCAACAGGATCTAAGCATCACCCGCATTAGTGTTTCTACCTATGCCACCATCCCTAATAAAACAGCGACAGGCCGTCCCATTCAGGTATGGGTGGACAGGCAGTCGGGAGCCACAGAACCCTCTGGTGTCAATGCCCCCAGAATCTATGTATGGCCTACCCCGAACGATCCGGGCAATCAATACACCTTCGTTTACTGGCGGATGAAGCGGATTCAAGATGCGGGCAACGGTGTAAACACCTTCGCCGTTCCTTTCCGGTTCTACAACTGTCTGGTGGCGGGATTGGCTTATTACCTCTCCGCCAAGATTCAGGGGGCCGAGGTCAGGGCGCAAGCACTTAAAGCAGACTACGACGAACAGTGGCGATTGGCTTCGGATGAGGACCGTGAAAAGGCCGCTATTCGGATGGTTCCCAGACGACAGTTTATTGGGTAAAAGATGGGTAACCGGTTCGCCTCTGGCAAGAACTCGATTGCCACCTGTGACCGGTGCGGTTTTCAGTACAAGTTAAAGCAATTAAAAGAACTTGTAATTAAAACCAAGCGGGTTAATATTCTAGTATGCCCGGAATGTTGGGAACCTGATCAGCCACAGCTTCAGTTGGGTATGTATCCGATTGATGATCCACAGGCGATAAGGAACCCCAGACCGGACACTTCCTATGTAGTCTCAGGTAACGATTACTTAGGTAGCCGAGATATTCAGTGGGGGTGGTATCCGGTCGGGATGGGCGATGATCAGGGTCTTACTCCCAACAGCCTAAAAGGGACAGGAATCATAGGAACTGTCACAATATCAATTACTTAAGGATGTATCATGGACACAGATAAATTTAATTTCTTTCCCGGCGAAACCAAAGATCCGCTTAATAAATATGTTCAGCCTAAAGAGTACCAAGTCGAAACCGGGTACGGCTACCCTAACAACGTCCCTAACACTCAGACTGTTAAGACTCGTGGCACGGGAGCGGCAACAAAAGGCACGGGCCATAGCAAAAAGATGGGCTAAATGAACTACTCACAGTTATTTGAATCGATCAAGGGTTTCACAGAAAACGATTTCCCTAGCACATCGTTTACTGATAGTGCGGGTTCAGGCACGACTACCTTTACCAGTACCGAGCAGATCAATACCTTTATTCAGGAAGCTGAAAGAAGGATCTACAACTCGGTACAGATTCTTGCACTGCGTAAGAATGTAACCGGGACAACGACTGCGACTAATCCGTACCTAACTGTTCCATCTGATTGGTTAGCAAACTTCTCCTTGGCGGTCATCGATCCCATCACAGGATCGTATGAGTACCTCTTAAACAAGGATGTGAACTACATCCGACAGGCCTTCCCTGTCCCTGCAACGACAGGCAAACCAAGTCATTACGCCATGTTCGACGACGATTCCTACATCCTTGGCCCAACGCCGGATCAGGACTATGATGTTGAACTGCATTACTTCTACTATCCCCCATCGATTGTGACCGCCGGAACTTCATGGCTTGGCGACAACTTTGATCCACCGCTTTTGTATGGCGCTTTGTTAGAGGCCTATACATTTATGAAGGGCGAGCCAGATGTTATCGCCCAGTATGAAAAACGATACAACGATGCGATGGCAATGCTTAAGCAGTTGAGCGAGGGCAAGAACCGTCAGGATATGTATCGCACACCCCAAGCGAGGTATCAGGTCCAATGAACGATGTTTCAGTATTACTTGGCGGCAATGTCACCGTTCTTACCACAAGCGGTCGGGGGTTCACACCCGAAGAGATTGCCGAGCGAGCCTTAGACAGAATTATCTATGTGGGCAGTCACACTCATCCTGCAATCCGGGATCAGGCGGAGGCCTTCAAAGACAGCATCAGGCAAGTCCTTGTCCAGTACATGAAGGAGGCGGTAAGATCCAATCATGTCACCTTGGCAAACAAGTTTAAACGGGCAGGACACCCTGAATTTATTAAACTTTTAGACGAATAGGAGCCTATTATGGCAATCACACAAGCAATGTGTACCTCTTTTAAAGCCGAGCTAATGCTTGGTGTACACGACTTCCGACCAACCGGGGATACCGGCTCTGATACATTTAAACTCGCACTCTATCTTGATACAGCAGATATTGACGCTAACACCACAGCCTACACAGCAACCAACGAGGCCTCGGGTACGAACTACAGTGCTGGCGGCTCGTCTTTGAATAACCTTGGCGTGGTGGCATCAAACACCAACGCTTCGGCAGGTGTTGGATTCACAGACTTCTCTGACCTGACCTTCGCCAATGTGACGGTTAATGCGGCGGGTGCGTTGATTTATAACTCAACGCCTTCGGCTAATAGCAACGCCAACACTGCACTAACGAATGCGTCAGTCTGTGTTCTTAACTTTGGCGGAACAAAGACCTCGACGGACGGTGACTTCACCATCATCTTCCCAACGGCAAGTAACAGTGCGGCAATTATTAGGATTGCCTAAGTTGTGGCATCGTCCAATGATTACATCGGTTGGGGTTCTGGCCCTTGGTCCCGAGGGGCTTGGGGTCTGGACCTCGTCGAGGTCTTGGTCGATGGCAATGAAGCAACAGGCGAATTAGGCAATGTTAATTTAAGTACAAACAACATTGTTCAGGTTACAGGCGTTGAAGGTGTAACCGGGCTTGGCGAAGAAGAAGTAAAGATTGATGTTGATGCAGTAGTTACAGGGCTTGAGGCAGTTATATCACTGGGTGATATAGCTCTTCAGACCAACAACAATGTTGAAGTAACCGGTGTTGAGGGTGTAAGTGAGCTTGGTAGCCCAACATATCGATTGGTTAACTTAATTCCGGTTACAGGGGTTGAGGGCGTAGGCGAGGTCGGTGACAACGAAGAGCAAACAAACAATAATCTTCAGGTTACCGGAGAAGAAGCAACAGGCGAGATCGGGGCTGTTGCAATTGCTGGAAAGGCTAATGTTACCGTTACGGGCGTTGAGGGAACGGGAGAGCTTGGCGAAGAAGAGATTGATGCAAAGGCTAGGGTGTTCCCAAATGGCGTTGTGGGAACCGGACAAATAGGAACGGTTGTAGCTAGAGCAGAAGCAACCGTGGTGGTAACAGGCGTATTTGGAACAGGACGAGTTGGGAAAACTCTGGTTTGGAGTCAGATCGACACCTTTCAGAATCCTAATTGGCAACCTATATTAGAGGCGGCATAACATGGCAAGTACATACAGCGCATTAAAAATCCAGTTAATGGCAACTGGTGAAAACAGCGGAACATGGGGTAATGTCACTAACGACAACCTCGGCATTGCGGTTGAAGAGGCTATCGCAGAATCAGCCGATGTGGCCTTTACAGGCTCTAACGTAACTATCTCGCTGACAGATACCAACGCAAGCCAGACGGCTAGGAACCTGCGTTTAAACCTCACAGGAACGGGATTAGGGGCTACAACGGCCCTGACCGTTCCAGACATTGAAAAGCCATACATCGTTAACAATGGGCTTTCAGATGCTGTTGAGGTAAAGAACTCAACCGGTTCTAATGTGACTGTCCCCGCCGGAAAGACCATGTGGGTCTACAGCACCGGATCGAATGTGGTGGATGTTACTACCCATGCAACATCACTTACTCTTGGAACTCCACTCGCCATCACTTCAGGTGGAACTGGAACCAATTCAACAACCTTTGTCAATCTTACGACAAACGTAACAGGAACCCTCCCCATTGCTAATGGCGGTACAGGGTCAACCTCGACAACCTATGTTGATTT